GCGACCGAGACGCGCTACTACACGGCTGAGGACTACGAGTATGTGCTGACCGATGACCTTGTGAGCGTCACGACGCTCCAGACAGATGACGATGCGAACGGAACCTACGAGACCACTTGGACTGCTGGCACCGACTATGTGCTGGCTCCGCGTAATGCTGCGCTAGACGGCTTCCCCTACACCGAGATCGACACGAGTGTCACATGGCCGCGCAACTTCCCCAAGGATGTCTATCTCGGCGTGAAGGTGACTGGAGTATTCGGCTTCCCATCGGTACCGGCAGCCGTCGTACAGGCAGAGATCATTCAGGCTGGCGCTGTCTGGAACAGCCGCACCGCGCCATTCGGCGTGATCGGATCGGCAGACCTTGGCGGCATCCTGCGCATGAGCCGCGCCCTGCATCCTGAAGCTGCGTTGATCCTTGAGCCGTACCGCAAGCGCAACGGCCTGGCGCGATGAGCGACCTCACCATCCTTGATGCAGTCGCTGCTCGGCTAACAGCACTCACGCCGCCTACTGGCTACACACTCCGCAAGGCATATGCCACGCCACCAGAGAGCCTGCCGGTTGTACCTGCGGCCGTACTCTTCCCAGGTGGGGATCAGATCAGCGTTGGCAACGGCAACCGCGTCACCGTGCTGACGGTCAATGTGGTCGTGTACCTGCTCCCAATCCCACGGATGGATGAGAAGTACCGCGACCTTTACACTTGGCGAGCATGGCTTCGCAAGGCGTTCGATGGCGCTGTGACCATTAGTGGAAATGCCGTTCAGGTCGCTGTGACTGGCACTACACTCGGCACGGATACCTACGCCGATCAGGACTACCTGACGGTGCAAGCAGTTGCGGAAGTGACCGTCTATGACACGGTTACATACACCGCGTAGAGCAAGGAGAACTTAGATGGCAACCTACGGCGCAAAGGCTCTGACGCGGATCGCAACTGCGTCGCAGGCATCATTCGGCACGGCCGCCTCAATGGGAACCGCCACTGGCGAGATCCTGTTTACCGAGACGCTTGGCGCGCTCGACTTGGGCGTGACCGTTGACCTTGGCGAGACCACCTCAGTTGGTAAGCGCACCGCCATTCAGGCTGGGCGACCAACGATTACCGGACGCGCACCAGTTCTCACGATCACTGAAGGTCCTGCTTCAATGCGAACCCTTCCGCTGATGTTTGACGCAATCGGCGCAGCGGTAACAGGCGCTGGTCCTTACAGCTGGACTTGGTCGCCAACCCAGGGCGATGTCGACACGCTCGTCTTCTACTCCTTCCTTGTTGAGGATGGCGTGCAGAAGTATCTCGTGCGAGACGCTGCTCCTACCGAGATCACGCTGTCGGCTGATGCCAACGGCCTCCTGTCGGCTGGTGCAACCTTTGCTGCAACCACGGTTGCCAGCTCGGCTCTCGCCTTCCCAACGGCTCTGCCAGAAAACCCAATGATGGCTGGGCGCTTGATGAAGCTCAGTACCGACACGAACTTCCCTGACAAGACAGGAACTGGCGCAACCGATTACGCCAGCGTATTCAACTTCAACCTGTCGATCACGACTGGTGTAGGGATGATTACGGCGCTTGATGGCAGCCTGACGGCGGCCACGGCAGCGCTGACCGGCGTGCTTGATGCAACGCTTACCTTCACGGTGGCGAGCAACAGCGGCGCTACGACTTCCTTCCCAATCACCGACATCGCCACGCAGAAGTACCTACGCCTGTACGGCACGACCGCCGACAGCTACGGCGTGTGGATTCTTGGCTCATGGGAGATCGAGAACATCGTTCCACTTTCAGCCGATACCGATGGCGTTGTGGTCAATGAAGTGACCTGCCGCCTGGCATACGATGTGACCTCAGGCAAGTCGCTTGAGATCGTGGTGGATTCGCCGCTGGCAACAGCGCCGTAAAGAGCAGCGCCTAAGGCGCTAGTAGGAGGGTCAATATGGACACGGTAAAGATTGAACTGGACGGCGCGTATGCCGGTTGGACGATTGAACTACGGCGCAATGTAAGCGCTCGTATCCTCATCGAACTACAGGGCGACACGGCCGTCCAGTTTGCAGCCTTCGGTAGGCTGGTTGTAAGCCACAACTTCAAGGATCTTGATGGCAACCCTGCCGCTGATATTCTTGATGCACCAGTAGCTGCAATCACCGACGCGATGAGCAAGTGGGCAGCCGCCATCTCAGCACTCCCAAACGCGTAAGGCTGGAAGCCAAGCGGCTGTCAATCGGACAGTCACTTGTGGTGACCAGCCCAGAGATCATCGCGCACACACTCGGCACCGCCTACGGCGTGCCACCTTGGGAGATACTGAACACAGCAACTGCTGGAGACCTCATGACCTATTGGGGTCTCTATTGCGAGATTCAACCAAGGAGCAAGTAAGTGGCTAAGGCTGCCGTAGAGATCGAACTCCAAGGCAATGTACGCGCTGAGGCTGAGGCGCTCCAGAAGGCGTTCCTCAACTCGCTTGGCTGGAAGGGCGTTCGCAAGCTAGAGCAGTTCGCCACGGTCAACGCTGCTCGCGCCCTTGCCAAGCCGGTACGAGAGAAGGCACCCACAGACCTAGGCGGACTCGCCAAGAGCGTGCGCGGCCGTCGCTCGCGCATCACTCGACCAGGCGCTGTGGTCGGACCTGTCGGAGGCAAGAAGTACGCGTGGTACGCGTGGTTTGTTGTGAAGGGAACTAAGCCACACACCATCCCTAAGGTGACTGCTGGCAACCTGTTCTCCGACCGCAAGTTCATTGAGCATCCAGGAACTCGTGGCAACAACTTCGTCATTGAGGCCGTAGAGGCTAATATCCAACTAGCAAAGGACGCGATGTCTAAGACCATCGTCCTCCTGCTCAACGATGAGGCGATGCGCGCCAAGGTGCTTGGTCTAGAGATCGAGTACGCCAACGGCACGGCAACCAAGTTCCAAACGGAATCGGCGCTGCGCCAATGGAACAAGCCAGACTTTGTCGGACCGCTCACGCCACTCCAGGCTGAAGGCAAGCGGCGCAGGGAAGCCAACGACAAGGTCAAGCGTATTGCCTCATCTGCTCGCAACCAGCGCCTGAGGTCAGACGCAGCAGTCTTCGGTATCAGTCCTAATATGTCCAACCTCCGAACAGGCTAGGAGTAAGCAATGGCTAATGTCACAGTCAACGCAACGATTAGCGCTCGTGATGCTGCGTCTAAAAACATCAAGACGGTTAACAAGGCGCTTGGCAATCTAGGCAAGACCGCTGGCAACATCGGCAACGACTTCAAGAAGGTCGCCTTCGGTATCGGCGCAATCGCCGCCGGCATTGGTGCGTTCACTGTCTCCGCGATTAGGGAGGCCGCAGCAGATCAGGCAGCCGCCGCCAAACTGACATCTGCCCTGGCGGCACGCGGCTTTGCCACCGATGAAGTCACCAAGGCAGTTGAGGCGCAGATCAAGGCAGGACAGAAGCTCGCCTTCACTGACGATGAGGTCAGGGCATCCGTAGAAGCCAGCACACGCTTTACCAACGACTACGCCGTGGCGCAGAAGATGCAGACCGTGGCAATGGATCTCGCTCGAACTACTGGCATGACACTCGCCGATGCAACCATCGCAGTAGGTAGGGCATACACAGGCACCGGCGGAAGGGTGCTGAAGGCACTTGGCATCACTGAGAAAAGCATCAAGGGGCAGGAGGCACTTGACGCTATTCTTGGAAAGACCGAAGGAAGCGCTGAGGCATACGCCGACACGCTAGAGGGGTCGTTCGCAACTCTTGCAATTGGTGCAGCAGAACTCAAAGAGCAATTCGGCGATGCGTTCTTGCCAGCCGTTACCAAGTTGTTCAAGGGCTTGGCTCCCTATATGGATCGGTTCTCGGCACTGATCACCAAGATCACACCGAAGCTTCAGCGGTTTGCGGACATCGTTGTGCAGAAGATCCTTGACAAGATCCCATCCCTGTTCGCTGAGTTTGAGGCGAATGTACCGAAGGCACTCATCGGCTTTGAGCAGTTCATTGACAAGATCACTGGCGTTGGCAAGACGGCAGAGAATGTTCTCGGCAAGGATGGTCCGATCCGCGTCGCTATCACGGCCATCGGCGCGGCCTTCGGCGGACTGAAGGGTGCCATTGCCGCCAACCTAGTGAAGGATGGGATGGACCCATTCACCGCGCTGATCGTCGCCAACATCGCCGCGCAGGTACCGGCATCACTAGCCGCAGCGCTCACAGGTCAGATCGTAACCAAGGCGGTAGCGGCATTCGGCGCATCAGTTGCAGCGGCAAGCGCAGGTGGCGCAGCAGCGAGTTCTGCCGCTGGCGTTGGTGGTACTGCTGCAAGTGGTGGATTGACTGCACTCCTTGGTGCTGCGTTCTTGCCAGTCAGCATTCTTGCGATTAGCGTCGCGGCGGCGGCGGCATTGTCAAACGCAATCACGGAGAAAGGTATGACAGACAAGGTCGGTGGCAATAATGTAGTTGACATCTTTGGAACTACTGCTGCAACGACTGCTGGCGGAGGGTTTGACCTTGGAGAGTTCTGGCGCTTTGTGACTACTGGTCAGCGCACGCCAACTACCCCACCAGGTCCGATGAGTGGCGCAACTACTAACAACATCTACATCGGCACAGGAAAGGTTGACACCGTCGTCAGTGATTCAATCACTCGACTGCGCAAGCAAGGGCGCAACTACTAGTGGCTGCGCCGTTTACGCTGATCATTGCAGGAGTCACAGGTGCAGGAGCCGGTGGCGACCTGCTCACTTTCCCAGCACCAGCCTCTACCACTACGCCGTATGTCGATCTAGGCAGTCTGTCGCTTACCCTCTCTGGCGATGGCGGCGGTGGGTCAATGTCCTTTGATGTGATTGAGACCAAGACTCCTAGCGGCACTACGCCGTGGTGGCGCTCAGGCGGC